CAAGTGGCTGAAGGTTCGCTCCGTTGATCAGATACTGGCTATGCACTATGACCGCGCTGTTGCCGCTCTAGAGGCTAAAAAGTGATCATCCTGGACCATGAGCAGGGTTCACCAGAGTGGCTTGCTGCAAGACTGGGCAAGCCATCCGCTAGCATGTTTTCCAAGCTAATTACTCAGACTGGGAAGCCTAGCACCTCTGCTGATGGGTACATCAATGAATTGATCGCAGAACGCCTTACAGGGCACTCTGAGCCGTTTCACGTTACTGAGTGGATGCTGCGCGGCAATGAGATTGAGCCAGAGGCCAGGGAGTCCTACGAATTCATTTCTGGCAATGATGTAATCGAGACTGGCTTTATTCTCGACACTAGCTGGGAGTTTGGCTGCTCGCCTGACGGTTTGGTCGGAGAAGAGGGTGGATTAGAAATAAAGTGCCCCGCTCCTAAGACTATGGTCAGCTATCTCAGAGACCCGCAGGTCGGTGTTAAAAAATACTGGCAGCAAATCCAAGGCTGTATGTGGATAACTAAACGTGATTGGTGGGACTTTTTTGCCTACCATCCAGAAATGCCGCACGTTCTAGTGCGTGTAGAACGCGATGATGACTATATCGCAAAACTGTCTGCCGAGGTCGATAAGGCCGTAGCGGAAATTTTAAACCAAGTGGAGAAGTTAAAATGAAAGTAGGATTATCTGTACGAATCGATGTTACCAAGATCGACAAGTCACGACTGTACAAGGGCGCCAAGGGCACGTACCTGGACCTGACTACCTTTGTGGATACCGATCAGCAGGACCAATACGAGAACAATGGATTTATATCTCAATCGGTCACCAAAGAAGAGCGCGACGCTAAGGTTCAGACGCCAATCTTGGGTAATGTGAAGGTGATTTACACTGACGGCCAGGCAGCAGCACCTGCAAAGCAGGCCGATATGAGCATTGAACAGCTCGATGAAGACATCCCGTTCTAGGTAAAAAAGCCCCCTTACGGCACAAGTGCTTTCAGGGGGCAAACTACCATAGGAGAATGCAGGACCGGGGGAACAGCCCTACGTCCCAAGGATAACACAGGAATACTGATTATGACTAATGCAGGACAGTGCTTAATAACCGCCCAGGAGCTAAATAACATCAACTCTAGCCGCCTGGCCGCTTTAATGAACGTAAGCCGCCAAAGAGTGTTTCAATGGCGTAAGCAGGAAAACATGAAGCTGCACACTGTGCAGGGATTGTGCAAGATATTTGACTTGACGCTGGATCAGTTTTGCCAGCTAAAAGGAGAATAAAATAAAACCCCCATTGCGGGGGCTTTACAGTAAGCCGGGGAAAGGCTTATACTTCTTGTGCGAAGAAGAAGAAAGGCAAGTTTACCATACTGTCCGATACAGTACACTAGGTCTCCCTTTCTTTTTCTCTCAAGTGTTCGGGTGTGTGGCGTGGGAATTAATAACCCATGATCGAGAGTGACCCCTCTATTAGCACCTCCTAATCGGTTTGACTGCCGAGCAGGAAATAACGACGGCCAGGATGGCGTGATTCTAAATACGAGCACAAATTAGTCACTGAGTCGCTTTGCCCTCAGATTAAAAAATCTACTTTGCTAAGTAGAAAGGGTTATATCGTCTTGCAAATAATAAGAAAAAAAGTAAATATAAAGAAACATTTATTAAATACTGGGCGAGGCTTGCCGAGCCATGGGAGTGAGAGATGAGCGGTAAAGGAAGTAAACAGCGACCGACTAATAAAGTTGAGTTTGACAAAAACTTTGACAATATTTTCGGAAACAAAGATACTAAGGTTTCTAAACCAACGGGGAAGTGCGATGAAAAAGTTAAGCGAAAAACAGTTATTAAAGGAAGTTAAGGAAAAGTATGAGTACCGTGACGGCAGCTTGTACTGGCGCGAAGGGAATGGCCGAAAGTCTGGCAAGTTAATAGGCGGCGGAAAAGGTTTGTACAAGGTTTGCGCTGTAAACACAGTTCCCTATTATCAACACAGACTTATTTTTTTATACCACCACGGGTACATGCCTAAGTACTTGGACCACATCAACAACGACCGGTATGATAACCGGATTGAAAATTTACGCGCTGTGTCTGCGCGGGAAAACCAGCACAACAGGTCGATCAATAAAAACAGCAAAAGTGGCGTAAAGGGTTTAAGTTGGCGCACGCAGACAGGCAAGTGGGTGGCGCAGGTGCGCTGAGATTTGAAACATTATTATTGCGGGATGCACGATAATATAGAAGATGCGGAGCAGGCCATCAAGGAAATGCGGGAAAAATTACACGGCCAATTTGCTAATCACGGATAAGGGGGAACCATGCTACTAAATACTAAAGAAGACTGGCAGCCAGATGAGGCTGACACTATCGCTTGGCAGAGATCGTATCCTGCCGTCAATGTTCACCAAGAGCTCATGGCAATGGAGTCCTGGTGCGACGCGAATCCAACTAAACGCAAAACAAGGCAGGGTATTAAACGCTTTGTTAACTCCTGGTTAGCCAGGGCGCAGAACCAGGGCGGATCTCCGATGGCCAAGAAGGCTGGCAAGAACGAAAGCATAAGGGCCAAGTCTATCGACATGCAGATGACTGATATTAGTTGGCTGGATACAGATGCGCAATTGTCGATGAAGCAGTATTATCTCGACAAGTTTGGATTTTATTACGATGGGGAGCTGAAGAATGCCTGATAAGCGATTAGAGCCCAGGTCGTCTGGCAAACATCCAAGGACGTACAAGTTTATCGGAACCCATGACAACCTGGTGACCGGCAAGCTATACACGTTGCGCGAGATATCAATACTGACCGGCATCAAGAACAAGACAATGCACTCCAGGATGGTAGGCAGGGCTGAGGTTGGCGACAGGCAGGTAAGGGAAGTTGACGACGCATTTGGCGGTATTGGTAAGTCGAAAGCCAGCCTATATGATCGCCTGGAGACTAGCGCGATGAAGCTGTCGGACAAGTTTTTGAGGGTGAAGTTATGAATCCATATTACATAGATCACTTTGAGAACGGGGCTGTTATTAGCTTTAGCGGTGGCAGATCTTCTGCGTATATGCTTTATAAAATACTTGAAGCCCATGATTTTAAATTACCAGAATATATTAAGGTTATTTTTGCTAACACTGGCAAAGAAATGCCGCAGACGTTAGATTTTGTGCGCGATGTCAGTGATAACTGGAATGTAGATATTGTATGGCTAGAATATGTTGGTACAAAGAAATACAAGCAAGTATCTTATGCAACAGCAAGCAGAAATGGAGAGCCATTTGCACAGCTAATAGAAGATAAAAACTATTTACCTAATATGATGGCGAGGTTTTGCACTTCTGAGTTAAAAATTTTAACTATAGAAAGATTTATGGGAACTGCCGATTATTTGCATATTGTCGGAATTAGAGGCGATGAGCCTAGAAGGGCAGTAAAAATAAAAAGCAAAGATAATCATTATGTGCCACTGTATGAGGCAAAGGTAAGTGAAGATGAGGTTTCAAAATTTTGGCAAAAGCAAAAGTTTGATTTGGCTATGCCTCCAGCAGGTGTAAACACCTTGAGTAACTGTGACCTTTGCTTTTTAAAAGGCTATAGCATCAAACAGTCGATCGTTGAGCATAATCCATCTATCGCAGATTGGTGGGCAGATCAAGAAAATAAAATAAACTCACGATTTAGATTCGATCAACCTAGCTACGAAAAAATGCAAGTTATAGCAACCGATCAGGGGCAATTATTTGATTTTGACGATGAATCAATAGCCTGTTTTTGCGGAGATTAATATGGGTGAAGCATATACAGTAAACAGTGAGTTCACCAAGGAAACGTTCAAAGAGTTTGTGGATGAACTGTATGAGAAGAAGCCATACATTACGTTCACATATCAACACGGTAAGCCACGCACCCCTGCGCAGAACAATGCCATGCACGTTTTCTGTGAGCAGATAGCAGAGAGATGCAATGCAGCAGGGTACTGGTACACCGTTAGCAGTCAGATATTAAAGTCAGACCTGGACACTCCGTGGACTAAAGAGAGAGTCAAGAAGCTGATGTGGATGGCTGTTCAACAGGCTATGTACCCTGACACTACGTCTAGCAGAGACTTGACGACTGAGCAAATGATTAAAGTTGCTGATACACTTGCGCTACATTTGAGTGAGACCCATGACATTTACGTTAAGTTCCCCACTAAGGAAGACATTGATGGCAATAAGACGCGACGCGGCTGACAAATGGTTTAGTGATGTAGTCAGGAAGAAGGCTGGCTATGTCTGTGAACACTGCAACAAGGTAGGTGCCAGGATGGAGTGCGCCCACATCTACGGACGGGCTGCAAAATCAGTGAGATGGTCAATGGATAACGCACTGTGCCTGTGCCACTACTGCCACATGAAGTTTACTGCTAACCCCTTTGAGTTTACCGCGTTCTGTGTAGATACGTTTGGCGCTGGACACATGGAGATGCTTAGA